GGCCTTGCGAAGGCGCTCTGAGAAATTGGATGCGATCTCTTGTGGTAGAAAGGCGCTGACGAACTGCTCAAAACTGCCGTGATCGAGCAGGTAGTTGTTCGCCGTTTCCCCGATCCGCTGCATGAGTCCCTTGTCGGCAAATCGTTTTTTTGCTGTGCCTTTTCCGAGCCATTCGATGGTCGCGGCGTTACGCGCACGCTGTTCGTCGATGCGGGCCTGCTCTTTGATGCGCCACGCCTCGCGGCCCATCTGGAGTTGTCCTTTGAGCCAATCGAGTCCCTGCGCGAGCGTCTCGGAGGAGCGATTGTCGAGGTCGCCGAATGTGTTGAGAATCGACCACTCCTCGGAAAGCGCGGAGATGTCCTCTGCGGTTGCGTCCGGCATGGTGAGAGCTGCCTCGATCTCAGCCATGCGCTTGGCAGTAGCCTCGTCATCGAGGAGCGTAGCGCGGAGGACCGTATCGGCGAACTTCTGCGTCTCGGCTCCGAGCGTGGATTTGCGGACCCCGTTGTCACCGGCCTTCGGGCGGCTTTGCTTCACGACCTTGGTGATGGCCTCGGTGTATTCTCGCACCAGCACCTTTTCGAGTTCGGTGTCGATGCGCTTGATGCGGTCGCGGAAGAAGTCGGCGATGCTCTTGTCGGCCCGCTTGGTGGAGAGGTTCTCGGTGGCGGTGTAGCCCGGTGGTAGGGAAACCTGCTTGCCTGCCTGCCCGATATTTTGGCCCTCGCGCATCCATGCCGAGATAATCGCACCGTTCATGCCGCTGACCTCGCTGACCTTCACGCCATCTTTGAGGACATCCATCGGCGCGATCCCGGCGAGCTTGGTGTAGCCCCCCACCCTGCCGCGCACTTCGGGCGGGAGGACGGAGAGGATGCCGTCGAGTTCGCCGAGAGCTTGCAGGATTTGCGTGCGGCGGATTTGCGAGTCGTCGGAGCCAGTGTCGGCCATCGCGGCGAGTTCGTCCGAATTCCAAGCCATGAGCTTGGAGAATTTGGCCTTGGCCCGCTGGTAGACCTTGAGCCGCTCGTCTGGCCCTCGGTTCATTCCGCCGAGGGAGCGGTTCACCCGGTCGATCTCCGACTGGCTGGCGATGGAGTAGTTTACTCCTCCGTCTCGGCCTGCTCCGGTTGGTCGAACTCCAGAAAGTAGACTTCCTCCAGAGACACCTTCCTGCCCAATGTTTTCTCCCAACCCGGTTGGGTTGCTTTGAGATTCTCCATTGTCGTTGGCTCCAGCCCATACTGGGCTTGGAATTCTTCCTCCGACAAGAGTGTTTCGGGCGCTGTCATCAGTTAAATCTTTCCATGTTTTTTGTGATTTTGCAAGGGTCGTTGCATTTTTGGTTGCTGCTGGGTAGACTAGACGGATTGCCTCCCATGTGATGGATTGCATCTGGCGTGGCAGTATTCCGCGATCCGCTGCCGCTTCGCGGTAGGCGTCGAGATAGAGATGATAGACTCCGGAGATGCCAAGCACCTCGCTGCCATTCATGCCCGATCCGAAATTGTGTCCGACCTCCGTTGCCTTGGCCCCGTATGGCATGAGGTGCGCGGCTGCGACAGCATGGGTGTCGATGGTAGCGTCTCCGTATGGAGTGTTGGGAGCGACGATGTTGTTGTAGAAATTCCGAACCTTGTGTTCGTTGCCGAGGTTGTCGCTGATATTTTTCAGCGACCCGTCCTTCATTATGCGAACGGCTTTTTCGATTTCGTTGATCGATCCCCATCCATTCTTGGAAAGAGCGCCGTCATCGTTGGCGGCCATTCCAAGCCGGTCGCCCTCCGGCGAAAGGTTCCGGTAGTTGCGTCCGAAGGTAATCTGCGCCAATACGCGAATCGCCCAACCTTGCAAGTCCGGCTCGGCATCAAGTTGGCGAATTGTTTTCCCGATGACCTGTTCAACTTTTTTGCGGCGGTCTACTTTTGCCCTTTCATCCAACGCTTTGTTGAATTTTTGCCGCTCGGCGGCTTGCTCTTTAGTTTCGCCTTTTTGCTTTTTGCGCTTCTGTTTTGCCGGAGCGGTAGCCGCTTCGATGATGCCTTCGATCTCGGCGCGGACGAGCGATTCCTCAAGCACGACATCTTGCGAGTTCGTCCAGAGTTCAATGAACTGCTCGGCCTGCGCCACATTCATAAACCAATCCTTCTGCGGCGAGAACACGGCAATCACGCCGGACGCCTGCTCGACCGAGGCTTGGAACTGATTTCCAAGCTCCTTGGCGATACGGTTCGCCCCGTCATACCAATGCGTGGCGCGGGCGCGGACTCCCTCTGGGAATGCATCGTGCAGGGCAAGCAGGTTTTTCTTGAACCAGTTGATGAGCTTGCGGCGTTTTTTCTGCGGGTTCGTTTCGGAGAGGATTGCTTTTGGTAGATGCGCGTAGGTGACCTTCGCCATCTGGCTTGCAAGCAGTTCATCGGGAACATTGTCACCGGAGATGTTGGATTCCTGCGGGGTATTTTTGGGAACTTTGGATGTGCCGAGCTTGGAGGTTCCTACGCGAGACGCATCGTCCTTCTCGCTGACTTGGCTGATGGCATTGCGATCAATACCGATGGAGTAGTTGACTTTGCCATCTAATGTTGCAGATTGTTTCTGGCTCGCCGTTTCGGACGTAAGCTCCAGACGCCCTTCATTGGGTTCGGTAAGGGGCAGAGCCACTTCCTCTCCTACAAATCTGACGACCGCCAAGTAACCGGCTTTTGTCCTAACGGCTGTAGCAGCAACTTTTGGGACTTCGGAATTTCTAAACTCCAATGTCCTTGTTCCATCTTTTCGGATTTGGCCAATAGAAACGCGGTCTGCCGAATTGATAAAATCGGATAGAGACGAGTAATCTTGGTCTGATGGAATTTGAATTCTCAAATCCAGTAGTGATTTTTTTTCTTTTGAAAGGTTGTCGTTTTTCCGAATCAAGTCTTCGTCAATCTTGATTGGAAGTCCGGAGACTTCTTGAAACCCATCCGGCAAGTTTTGCAATACAACCCCATCAAGTTTTCCTATCTCAATACTGATCGGTTTTTTCCCACGCGATTGCGTGCGAACTTGATTCAGAAAATTAGAGACATCGGCTCTGTCAGCGTCTTGTTTTTTCCCGATGCTGTAGTTGATGTTCGGGCTTGTCGGATCGAATGTGCCGCGATTGCCGGTGGCGGATTTGACCTGCGTCTCGTTGAAGGGAATCCAAACTTGGTGTTGCACGCCACCGCGCTTGCCGCCGGTGTCTTTGATTCCATCGTAACCGAAAGTCGAAAGGGTTTCTGTCACCCAATCTGGAATGCGTGTCCATGCGTGTGTCGATCCCTTGGCCATGTCCTCTTTCAATGCGGCCATCCACTCGTTTCCGCTGATGGTATTCTTGTCCCATGAATCAGCATTTTTACCCGCTGATTGCTTTGCCCGCTTGCGCTTCCCTGCTTGTTCCAAAGCAGAAATGACATCGGTTGGGATGTCTGCCGTATCGAGAGGGTTTTTGATGTCAAGATAGACAGGGTAAACCGCAGACCGGACCGAATTTGGATCGTCCAGCGATGCGCCTTTGACGCCCGCCGCTTGCAATACTTCTAAAAACTTTTCCTCTTGGTTGAAAAGTGACCCGCTGGAAAGCCACATTTCGACCATGGCGCGGAGAGCATTACCGCGAGCTTGGCGCAGTTCGTAGTCGATGCTGTCGCGTGACATGATGCTCTGGGAATCCGCAACAATCGGGCCGGTATATTCATCAGCGTTGGAATACCCCACGGTGTAGATGCGCTCATTGATGGTGGCGCGTTCTGCCTCCGATAGGTTCCACCATGCTTGGTCGATATTGACCGGCGAACGCATTCCCTTCCCTTTCCACTTGAACCACCCAGCGTAGTCGGAAGGCATCTCCATAGATGTGTCCATCTTTCCCGTTGCGTAAGACGAAGCAACTTCTGGATCACTCGTAAAATAAGCCATCGGTCCAGAGGTTGCGCGGGATTTTCGGAAGCGATCCCCCACTCGATCCGGCCTTTGAGTTCCGTGGAAAACGATTTGAGGTTTCCCATTTTGATCGACCACCTTGGAAGAAGTCTGCGGATCGTTTTCCCAATCTCCGAACCATCCCTTGAATGGCGTTTTCCCGATGCTGTAGTTGGTCGAGCCGGTATCAGTCGAAACATCACTGGCAACCCGCTCGCGTGCGGTATCGACACGGGCCTGCTGGTTGAGGCCGACCGAGTCGGCGAGGAAGGATTCGTATTCCGCTGGGAGAGCGCCGTCCTTGAAGGCTCCGCGCAGGGCGACTGCTCGGCGCATGACCTCGGCGAAGGTCCGCATCATGTTCTTGATGTAACCAATGAACGAAGGCGGGAGTTTTGTTTCCTCGTCGGCGTTGATTTTTCCGTTCTCGTAGGCGGCTTGGACTTGAGAGAGCGATTCGACGATGTCGCCTTCCGAATCTCTAACAAGGTTCTGGAAGGTTCCCGGCAGGGCTTTTTCGGTGGCGTCGAGCCACCCACGCAAGGTGTCGAGTGTGACGCTGCCATTCTTGAGCGCAACCTTGACCGCCGTGTGGTGGATTTCTTCGCGGAGGTTTTCCGGTCGGGTATTGGGATTGATCGTGATGAGTGGCTTGAAAACCATCTCCGCGACATCGTCCACGCTGGCTTCGCCGAGGATATTGATCTGCTCGTAAGGCGAGTCCTTCATCGGGGAATTCGCGATGCGGTTGTGGAGTTCTTGAATCTGCGCGGCATTGCCTGCGGCTTGGAGTTGCTCCAGTTTTTGCTGGGCATTCATGCCTTCGGATTCCATGACGAGCGTGTTGTTGGAATCCTGCGATGTCCATTGGGTGGACAGATCAGTGATCATTTGACGCAGTTCCTCTGGCTCGTATTGCGTCTCAAACTGCTTGTTGAGTATCTGCGCCCCGTTATGCTCGCGGATAGCTACGAGTGCGGCCTGCTGGTCTTTGGTCTGGAGGAGTTCCTTGCCGTCCGGCGTGGTGACGGTCCACATGCGAGTGCCGTCCTTGGCAACGGTCTCTTCAAGCTTGGCGCTATTCTCTGGAGGATTTTGTGCCTCCGAAATCAATTGCTGGATGAGTTCCTCTCCAGCCTTGATGTTGTCCGGCGTGCGGTTCGGAAGCTCCATCTCAATGCGTGCATCGTACTCTTCCGGGTTCTCCGCACGTTGGATGAAGGTAGTCTGCTCTGGACTGAATCCCGCCATGCGAAGCTTGGTCGCGTTGAGTTCCTCGGACGGGTGCTTGATATCGCGGAAGGTGGCGACCCCGCCACCGATGAGGGAGAGCGGGAGCGTGGCGAAGAAGGTCTCGGCCCGCTGGCCTGCCCAACCTTCCATGAGGGAGGAGAAATCCTTGTCGGGCATATCCTCGCGGAGCGCGGCAACGGCGGTCTCCAGCACGGGGGCGATGAGGTCTTGAGCGCCCTCCTGCAAGTTCTGCTCCACGACATTGGCTCCGATCTTGACGGTGCGGCGGATGCCATCGCTTTTGATCCGGTCGAGGTATCGGCCAAACATGGGGAGCTTGCCAGAGAGGCTTTTCAACTGCACCCGGTCGATGGCAGCGTTGGCCGCGCCTTCTACCAGAGCGAGACCTTGGGCGAACTGCGGGTTCACATCCGGGTTCTCCAGCATGATGCGGTCGTACTCGTTTGCTTGGTAGGCGATGACGCCGAGGAATGGATTCACGGCGGTCGCCGCCATGGGAGCGATGCTTCCGGCCAATCCATACGCGCCACGCTCGGCAGTTCCCCAGAAGGATTTCTCCTCAAGCACGGGGCGGATCGGATCGACGCCGGTCTTGGCGACATTGCGGAGTTCACGCACGACCTTGAATCCCTCACGCACATTCTGACCACTCTGTATGAGGGTCTCGGCCTCCGGCACGGTAGCCTGCCGCCATGCATCGGATTCGACCCCTGCGGGAGCATTGCCGACTTCTGCTTTGGAAAGGTCGCCATCGACTGGAACCCAGATTTGCGTGCCGTTGCGGATGGACTCTAGCCAGTTGTTCACGCCCGCCTCCTGCATCTGGAGCGACCCTTGCGGGACGAAGTCGAACCCACGGGTGAACGACTGCCCCATGTTGATGGCAAATTGATCTAGCCCGGCGCGGTCGATGTGGCCTGCCTCTGCGGCAAGAGTCACATACTTGTAGATTTTCTGTCGTTCTTCGGGAGATGCTCCGATGAGCGTATTGGAGAGGGTTTGCAGTGCCTCTGGATCAGACTCGCCTTTGGTGAACTTCTCCAGCGTGGTGAGCGTCTGCGCGGCCTGCGGGCGCACGGAGTCCAGGTCATTGATCGTGTCGTAGTAGAGCTTGTATCCCTGCGAGAGGAAGGCGGCATCATTCGTACCGTCCACAAGCTCTGGATACTTTTGCTGCCATGTATTGAAGACATCGGTCATGCCGTCCACGAAGGGACGATTCTGACCTAGCTGGGAATCATTGATCGCCTTGCCGACCGACTGCATGTGGAGGTCGTTGAGTGCCTCAGTCTTCTTTTTCTGCCACTCGTAGTCTCCTTTGATATTATCAAAAAGCTGGCCATCGTTGATGTTCTTCTGACCGAAAGCGGACATCGAAAATGCATCACGCTCGATCTCGTAATTGTCAGCGGTGACATCTCGTCCTAGTCGGTGGGAAAGGTAGCCTTGGATCGTCCCGCGCTGCCACGTCTCATCTGGATTGACTGCCTCTTTGATGGCCGTGGATCGGCCTTTGTATTCTTGGTTGTAGGCATCATCCATGAACATTTTTGAGTAATGCTCATCATTGGTGTTGTATTCCTCTTGTAGTTTTTTCTCTCCGTATTTTCCAAGAGCATCTGCCATCTGCATCCGCTCATCCCCTGTGGCATTGTCGATTTCGGTGTAGATGCGTGAAGCTGTCTCGTCGTCGTTGATTTCGATCATGAAAAATTAAGCGTTGGGGGCTTTACGGAAGGACAGGACGGCCATGCCATCGTTCTTTTGTTTTCCTCCCGGCGAATGGAAGTCGAAGCGACCAGTGAGAGGTTTGCCAAATTTGCTGATGGCTTGCTTGTCCTGCATGGTGCGGTCATCCCAGTTGCGTATCACGGTGGACCCATCGGCGAGAGTGAGTTCCACGGGGTCGCCCTTTCCAATTCCTGCGGCTTTGAATTTGCTTTCGATATCGGGCGAAATGGCAAGCGAGTTTTCGGTAAGTTTGTTGTTCCATGCCCCGATACCGGCACGCGAATTAGAATCCGAGTAGGCATCGCCTTTGAAGTTGTAACTCGTCACTTTTCCCTCAGCTTTAATCTCACGACTCTTTTTAATGAGGTCAGTTGGATTTACTGGAGTTGGGCTTGGCACAGGCTCAACATAGAGTCCACCTGTGCCGACCGGCATTGAAAACCTCATTGATTCTGGCTTGAGACGCGCCCCATCTTTCATGGCCGCATCTTGCACTGGGCCTTTGATTCGACCATTCAGATAAGCGCGGGCATCTTCGGGAGATTTGCCTTTGTTAGCAGGATCAGAAAACCAGTCGCGCATCTCGCTTTGAAGATTGTAAACCTTGTTCCAGTAAGTGTCGTATTTCGTCTGGTCTTTGATGCGGTCCGTGAAGAGACCATGGGTATCTTTCTCCGTTCCCATGTCGCCGAGGACACCGTTTTTGCCGAGGTCATTGATCTGCGAGATCATTTCACCCTGCCACTTGGTCTTCGGGTTGAGGGTTCCATCCTTGCTGAATTTCGTCCATGCCGAGGTGAGATCGTTGTGCATGACGCTGCGTAGGTTTTTGGGAACACTGGAGACGATATCATTTGAGATCGCGTTGAACTCACTCATCTGCGGATCGGTCGAGGGATCGTAGTTTGCGAGACGTGCATTCACGGCAGAGACCGCATCCGGGCGGTACGGGACATTGTCTGAGACAAGGAGGCGCAGGCGCTTGAGTGCGGAGGGATCGGTGACCTTGATGTCGGAAGTGGCTTGGTCGAGCATTTTCTCATCCGTGATGAGAATCTCGCTTCCGTTCTTGAGCTTCACCGGCGTGTTGCCATCGATGGCTTGAGCGAGCGTGTTGTAGTTGGTCGCCTCGGCATACTTGCCTTGGCGGTCTACCTCGGCCATGAGTCGCTTCACCTTGGTCGCCCGCATCTCTCCGTAGGGTCCATTGATTCTGGCGTCCGGGGTTTTCTCATCCACCTTCTCGACTTTGTATTGATCGAGGTTGGCCTTGGCCTTTGTCCAATCTGCTAAAGTATCCGCAGTCACCACATCGGTCTGGCGTTGCTCGGCGATGTTGATTGAGCGTACCTGCACATGCCCCTCCAAATCTTTGGCATCTCGCTCTCCGAGTGTCCCATTCGATTTGAACTTGTTTATGATATCAAAAGCTCCCTGCTCGTTGCCTAGTGCGAGTTCACGTTCGATCCCGATCTTGGCATCCTGCTTGTATCCCTCGATCTTTTCCTTGTTCGCCATGCCAGTGATACGGAGTCCTGTTTGGTTTGACCAGTTTGCAAAGTACGAATCAAACTTGGCCCTTCCCGACTTGGAAAACCCGAGCTTTTCGACATCGCTTTGGATGCCCTTGTTGAGTTTGTCAAAATTGGTTACCCACTCTTCGGGCGAAAGGTTCTGGTGGTCGTTCTCCTGCTGCTGCGCGGCGGCGGCGAGGAGGTTGCGTCCCTTCTCAAAGTCGGCATCGTCCTTCGCCTCGGCCATCTTCGTCGCGAAGCGGATGCCGAGCGTGGCCACATCGCTCATCGCGTCACCGATCTTGCCCATGCCGATAGCCTCACCCGCAAAGGCGTTGAGGTTGTAGGTCTCCAACTGCATGTCCTTGGCGACCCCGCGCATGGCGTTGGGGTCAAGGGCTGCGGACCCGCCGAGTTGGGCTACGCGAGGCGCGATGATGCCGCTGTCGGGCGCGACTCCTTGCGGTCCTGCGTTGGGTATATCGGCGAGTCGTATGGCGGGCATGGTTATCCTATCGATTTATTTGCAGCGGGTTTGGTTTTAGGCGTGTAGCCGCCTGCGGCCTGCGATCCGTAGTACCCGGCTTGCGAAATGTTGGAGAGTGCCGACCCGTATCCGGCGTACATGGTTCCACGGGATTGGGACATGCCTGCGCGTTCTTCGATGGCGGCTTGGCGTAAGTTGATGCGGTAGCCTGCGCCTGCGGCCTCCTCGGCGAACTTCGCATCGTCCAAGCTCAACTTCGCGGCCTTGGAATTCATCATCGCGGCAAACGTGTCTTGGTTGAAATTGAAGTCGCCGATGATGTCGTTGAGTCCGGCCTCGCGGCGTTTCTTGTTGGTCTCCAGATTGGCGAGGAGTTTGGTGTCGTTGACCTGCATGTCGTACATGTTTGCGGTATCAGCCAAAACAGCTAATGGAGAGCCTTCGGGGGTGACTCCTCCTGCGGCGAACTGACTGCGTTGGAGACCGAGGATGCGGTCCTTCTCGGCGCGAATGCGGCCTGCTTGGTCGCGGGCTTGGGCATCCTGTGCGGCGGCCTGCGCTCGCAGTTGGTCGCTCTGCTGACCGAGCATCTGCCGGTTCATCTGCGCCTGCTGGGCCTGCGCGTCTGCATTGAATCCTTGAATCTGCGCGTTGAATTGCTCGGCCTGCGCGGCACGTTCCCCGGCGAGGCGCTGCCAAGAGGCGTTCTGCTCTGCGGCCATGCGGTTGTACTCGGCCATCGCGGCCTGCGCTTGCGACTGCTCGTTGCTAGAATAAATCGAGACGCCTGCGCTCGCGACTGCGGCGATGGCAGCAATGCCCATGAACCAAGTGCCGGGGTCAGCCATTGGAAACCTCCTGCGTTGAAGCAAACATTTGGACGAGATTTTTTTCACCGGCACGAAACCCGTGGCGCTTGACCAGACGCACCATCGCGGGATGGGCATACGCTGCCATGGTGTGGTAACCGAGGTCGGCGGCGATCTTTTTGAGGCAAGACATGCAATGCCCAAACGCCTCGCGAGCGAGCTTGATGGAGAGACCCGGAGCAGATACCGCATGCTCGACCATGCACATTCCATTGGAATTGCTCATGTGGAGAAAGAGTGAGGCGGTCGGATTCCCATTGATCTCGCAAATGACTCCGCACTTTGGCAGAACGATTTCTGGGACGATGTCCTTGCCGTGAGCGACACGCCACTGCGAGAGCATCTCGTAGTCGGATTCGGTGTAGGGTCTCATGTGGATGCTATTCATTACCGTAGGCGTCCCAGACAGGTTCGATGGCGAGGACACACATTGGGTATGGGTCACTTTGCTGGACGGATACATCGGCGTCGAATCCAAACGTGCCTGCCGTCAAGATTTTTTGATCGCCCGTGGTGAGGGTGCTGGCGAGGTCGTACCACTGCCCGGCATTGACGCGCACTTCGCCGCCTTGGCTCTTTTGAGTTCGCACGACCACCTTGTGGATGCGCTTCTTTCGGCCTTGCGATGACCCGTCTTCTAGGTCCATGTCGAGCTTCATGGGAGTGAGGGTGGATGTGTAGGGCAGGCCGACATATCCGGCGGTGGTAGCGGGAACGGTGACCGCTCCTCCAGACACGACAGCAGTGCCGGTGAGGACTCCATTTTGCACAATGGTGACCGTCTTGCCATTGAGATGCGTGAGACCTGCCACGCTGCGGTTGGCTGAGCCGGAAGCAAAAGCCACATGCCCGTCAAGGTAGCGCCATGAGGCGCTCGTCTGGTTGTCGAAATTCGTGCGCCACAGCAGCGGGAACCGCTCGATGGTGCGGTAGGTTGAGCCAGCCACGGTGCGCTTGACCACCATCCAGACTTCGTCCTCGGTGAGGTTGCCGTAGATGGTAGCGACCGACTCGACATCAGCCTCATCGGCGATGGTGTGGCGATGCCAGCCAACCACCTTCTGGTCGCGCTCGTAGGTCATGCCAATGAGCGTGCCATCCCCGCGCACGCACCAAAGGATGGCGTCTGGTTGTTGCTGGTAGGCGACCTCGACGATTTCGCCGACCGTGATGTGTTCGGCAAGCAGAGTCAGATCGGGCGCGACCCACCCGTCCTTGTTTAATTCGTAGACGAGTTCGCGCACCTTGCGTCCGTTGCGTTGGACGAAGAGGAGGACATCGTTGACCATCGCGGCCCGCATATATTTGCTCCCGTAGCTGGCCTGCCTGCGCGTCTTGACGTTGGTGGCCGAGAGCGCCGAGGCAGAATCCGCTGCGCCAATCGTCCACTCATCGCCGGATGTGCCGACGAGCATTTCGGATTGCGAGAACATCCAGTTGATGCGGTTGCCTTCGCTTGCCGCGAGGGTGAACTGCACCGCATCGCTGGCATTGACTCCGAGTTCAAAGTTTTCAAAGTCGCCAATGGCACTGCACCAAATCGTGTTGGGTTGCGCCTTAGTCCCACCGAAGCAGAGTCTCTGCTCATGCAGGCACACCGAGCGAGGGTAGCCACTCGTTGCATTGAATGCCCCGTATTGCCAGTATTTCGTCTTTGTGCCTGCTGCGGCGAGAGGTCCGAGCCACTTGTCCACATTGATGGTGCTGGCTCCGGTGATGGTCGCGACCCCGCCGATGATCGGCGTAGAGCTATCGATGCGAGCGTTGGGAACCTGTTGCGTGGTCCATTTGTTGGTATCGATTTTGTCGGCTGCGGGTAGGTCATACCTCGCCATAAAATATTTATCCGTGTTTTGCAATTTGACGTAGCTGCCTCCTAAAAAAGCTATATGGTCATACCACAAAACTGAATCCGCTATTTCCCAATAAGTATTTGGAAACAGCGGTGTATTTTTTGGAACCGCTTGTTTCGCCCGCCACAACCCCCCGGATGTGTTGGTTGAGCCGGGTTGGAGGACATAGTCTCCATAAGCGTAAGTGTCAGTAGAATTCCAATTTTTCAAACCATTATTTGGATCGGGAACTTCATCGTCGCTGGTTATCTGCTTCCACTTCGTATTGTCATACAGATCGGTGGCGGCTTTATGCTCCAGCATGCAATAATAGGTCTTGCCAGAGTCGTATACGAAGTCGCCGACTTTGTAGGGAGTTGACTTGGACCATGTGGTCGCAATCTTTTGCGCGTTGGAGATGACGATCTTTAGCCCGCATAGACTATCTTCCGTTCCACTTGTGATGATATTTTTGTCGTTATCGACAACGTATTCGCGGACGATTTCCATTTGACTCAAGTTCTCCGGAAAGACATCGCGGTAGCCGGTGACCGTAGTCGCAGGAGAAATGGTGTATCGGTAGGTGTTCGTGGTGACCGAAGAAATCGCGGCATTTAGTTGTTTGTAATCGCCTTTGAATGACACGCGATCACCGCTATCGTAACCGTGATTGGGTTGATACACCTCGATGGTCGTTGAGTTAACTGGGTATGCAAGGCCCGCGCTGACTCCCGCCTGCATGATCTCGGCTGGCACGCGCAGGATTTGGATCGTCGCTCCCCATGTACCAGAGGTCTCAAAATCCCATGCCCCGTCGACAAGCAGAATGTCAGATTCAAAATTCCCGACAATTTCCACTTGCTTGTAGAGATTGGAATTCTGCCATTTGAGTTCGATTTGCGATCCGATATACCCAGTGAATGGGTTGCCGCTGATCATTGGTCCCATTTGATTGGAGGCCAAGGGAAGTGACGAAACATTGCCAGCGGCGATAGCGGCAGGAAAGGTTGTTGCCGTAAAATCTTTTAAGACGCGAAACGGAAAACTCGTCGATGAGATCAAAGTCCACTTTGTGGCATCAAAGGTCGCCGTAGCAGTGTGGGCGGTTATGCATTTAAATACCCCGCTTGCTGTGTATACCCAATCATCTACAGCATAAGCAACTGAAGCAGTCCAATAAGGTGGGTAAAGATTGGTGTCTTTAGGATATGAGATTCCAGACGAGAATGTATAATTAGATACGACTACAAACAACTTCGTCTGATTTTCCGAGCTATCGAGCAGAGGCGGGTAGGCAAATTTGACCTCCTCAAATGTCCAGTTAGTATCTGATACGCGAGTGAGTTTGCGAGGCGGGTAGTTCGCGTGCGCGAAGTACATGATGTCGTTGACTTGGCAGTATTGGATTTCGCGCAGATCGGCTCCCACATACGGAGTGACGAGTTCTGTGCCGCCGCTGGAAATGACTTGCAGCGCCCCTGTGGCGGGATTCCAGACACGGAGGTAGCCCACGCCAAGCTCGATCACGAATCGGGTCGTGGTCGAGAAGTTAAACCCGATCAATCGGGATTGCGTGGACGAGGATTTGGTTGTTCCGACATACTGAGTTCCCGGACGGCGGATCACACCACCGTAGGGCAGGATTTGGAAGTTCTCCAACGTGCGGCAGGCCGAGCGATATTTATCCAGCGAGGTGCGGGCGTCCACCATGGGTGAGACTTCACCGGCGTTGAACGATGGATAAAAATCGAATTTCGGCATGGGTTACTTTCGCAGGTCGCGGAGGACTTTGATGAGAGTGGCGATGCCGACAGCAAGGCCGACCGTGACCGAGGCGAGGCGCATCCCCGCTTCCAAGTGAGGAAGCAGGGAGTACGCCGCCGCGCCGATGGAGGTCGCGCTGCCGATGAGGCCGGTGGCTGCGGTCTTGAAGTTCTCTAGACTCATGAGTTGGATTGAGCGATGAGATTTCCAACTATGCTCGTCGTGGCGCACTGGGCCAAACGCTCGGTGACCAAAGCATCCGTCTTCGCCTTGATGGCAGTGATGTTGGTGCTGACCGAGGACGCGAGGCGGCTGGATACGGTCGCGTCCAAATTCGCGAGTTTGGTGCTGTTGGAATCTAGCTCCTGCCGGATGTCCGTTGCACTCGGTCCGCTGGCGCTGGTGAGCGTGCGGGCAGCATGACTCCAGATGTCGCTAGGCGTGACTGAGGCTGGCGCGTTGGTCAATGTGTCCACCGTGCCGCCGGTGATGGTGCGGCTGGCTGCGCCCCAGACTGCGGATGCCACGGCTGCGGGATCGAGGACGGCGGTTCCGGTGGTTTGCATGACCGCGCCTGCGCCTGCGGCAGAGCTGTGGCTGGCTGGCACTTCAAATGTGACCGAGGTGCCGGAGACGACGGAGGCGATGGTGTAGGTGCTGTTCCATTCGCTATTGCTTGCGCCTGTCACCGTGATTTGGTCGCCGACGACGAGCGGGTAGCTGTAAGCCAGAGTTGCCGTGGCGGTCGTGCCGGATCGCGTGGCCGTGAACGGCATCGATGGCCCGTAGTTGACCGAGAGCGCGATCGATCCGCGAGCGGGAACGGTGAGGCGACCTGTGAGGTTGCCGCTGGCGTAGCTCACGCCGCTGCGGACATCCGTGGGGTTGGCTTGGCCGAGGGAGTTGTCGGCGGTGTAGTAACGGACGAAGCTGTTGGCGTTGATGCCGTCGAGCGCGTGCTGGATGTAGCTGGCTGTCGGAGTGGTGTTCAAAATCCAAACGGCGGCGTTAATTGGTTGACGCCCGTTGGTCGCTGCAACAAAAGACCCAGATAAGCGCAATGTGCCAGAGCCTTCTAACGACGCGCCTCCCGCTGTCGCGGTAAATAAACAGTTTGTTGCTACTAAAGTGTTTATGCTGTATATGGCAACGTTTCCGCCAACACTGCAATTTGATGCAATGATGCTTCCTCCCGAAGCATTATACACGCAGGCTTCTTGGTTTCTACCAGAGCCATTGGAAATTACGCATGTATTTAATATGATAGTTCCAGAGGACGAATTATTGACTGCTCGCGTTTGGGAATTATAAATTCCAGAAGTAAGCGTGGATGTGTTTATTGTTATCGTGCCAGTCGATGCGTTAGCCACTGCATGACCGGTTGTTAATGTTCCGGCCGCAGCTGCTCCAGTAATATTGCCGCTGATTGTTAGAGTAGCGGGGGTTACAGCAGAGAAAGATAGGGCATTTGTAGTATTATTTACTCCTCTTATGTTTGCCAAAATTGAAAGTCCGCTTGACGCGACAGAGAATGCACCGCCAGTTGCGGCAGATGTGCCCCCCCCGACAAACGATGCAGTGACCGATCCATTTGTGATAAGTGCCACATCAACATTCTGGTCGATGGTGACCGTGAAGTTGTTGGAATAGATGTTATGGCCTTCGCCATTCGGAGGCACTGCTCCACCTGCCCATGTTGCTCCTGCACTCCAGAGTCCCGATGCGATTGCGCGATAGTTAGCCATGTTTAAAGTCCTTTCGAGAGGATGAATTTTTGCAAAGCCGCGCTGATTTCCGCGACGGCGGTGAGGGTTGGCTCGTCGGAGCCGGAGAGGCTACCGAGGGCGATGTTTACTGACTGCTCTTGCGCCTGCTCTGGCTCGCCGCCTTCGACCAAGCGGGTCGGAATGAAACGGGCGGCGATGGACGCATCGCTGGAACCATCGGCGAGGTACGTGCCCGATATGGCGAGGTTGAGCGAGAATTTGTCGTAGGTTTTGCCGTCGATTTGGATGGGGTTTGTAGCGTTCATAGGTTAAGCGTAGGTTAAGTTGGTTTTGTTGCTCCATGCGCCGATGGCGCTGGCTTCGGAGACCACGTCTCCATTGTCATTGGTTGTTGTTTTGTTGATGTCCCAGAGGGCAACGTCATAGACGCTGCCCGTGGAAGGAAAATCGGATGTCGAAATGCTACCCAGATAGATGGCATTTCCGATGAGGGCGAAGGCCCAGAAGCGTTCGACGGCGGCGCTTGCTCCTCCGATGGCGTAGACCGCTCCCGTCCCCGGATGGCGGGAATAGAGGAGATGGTCGGCGTGATTCAAGCAAATCTCTCCTAGACCTAAATCATTAGATGTCGGGACTTTGCCTGCTACCGTGGATTTTTTGGGAATGATGGTGGCCATTATGGAATGGGGTTGCCTCCGGGGGATCGAACCCCGGAGGCGGTGGAAGGACTAGTAAGTGCCTCCGTCGATGGTGCTTTCAAGGGCGCTCACGCGAGCCGATACGGCAGATACTGCCGAAGTGCGTGCGGAAACCTCTGACAGGATGTCTGCCTCTGCGGCGGTCACCCGTGATGTGAGGGCAGTTGCAGCAGTCACCACGTTGTCGATACGAACTCCGAGCGCGGAATCGGCAGAAGTCCTTGCGGAAGCCTCTGAGGAAACAGCACTGGTGCGGGCGCTCACCTCTGCGGCGAGGTCGGTTTCGAGCGTAGCGATTTCGCTCTCTGCGGTCGTCACTCTACCAGCGAGTGCCGTTGCGGCAGTCGTGATGGTCGATTCCGCACCTGTGGCACGGGTCACTTCCGATGCGAGGGCGCTGGCTGCGCTGGCGGCGAGGCTAGTGATGGCTCCGTTGAGAGTTCCATCTGCGGCTTGGAAGGCAGTCACGACTTCGGTGAGGGAGTCGAGGGCTGCGCCGTCCACGTTGGAGAGGACGTTGTCAATCCTAACTCCAAGTGCCACTTCTGCTGCCCCGGCACGCGAAGCCTCTGCACTGACTGCCGAGGTAAGTGCGGATTCTGCTGCTGTCGCCCGTGTGATTTCCGAATTCAGCGAGGAGGTCACCGACGAAATCGCGGCTGATCTCGATGAGGCTTCGGCTGCGATATCGTCTGCGAGATCACCCTCAACGCCTTGAGCGCGGGAAATTTCCGAATTCAGCGAGGAGGTGAGAGTCGAATCCGCTGCGGAGCGAAGCGAGGCTTCGGCGCTGACCGCGGAATCTGCGTAAGTCTTTTTCGCAAAGACATTTTCGCCACCAATCGCCAGAACGCCTTCTGCCGTTCCGATGAAAAGCGACTTGTTTAGTGTATCATACGCCAACTCAGAGAGTTGCAAGGATGAGGGCTGACCACTGCCCCGTTTGATTTTGATGATTGGATTTGCCATATTATGTTATTTTTTGTTGGGTTTGTGTTGTTGTTTTGGGGGTAACTAGAATTGACCGCAGTCGATGGTCTGAATGAGTGGGACGTAGTGGTCCCCGCTCCATCGGTAGGGTGCGCCACTGGAGAGATCGACGTACATGCGCTGCGAGCGACCGGTCTGGGGAAAATCGTCTTGGGTTGGGTACTCGACAATGGATTGAACGGAATCCGGCAGAATAAGCTCAACGGAGGAGAGGTCGAGTTGCTGGGAAATGTTGGATTCGGTGATCGTCGTCATGCGTAGGTGGCGGTCTCCCGGTTAGTCCATGCGACATTGATCGCCTTGTCAGTGGATGAGATGGTTCCAGACGAACTCAGAGCGGAGCGAGTGATCTCCCACATAGCTACATCAGCCGATGATCCCGTGGCGGGGATAAAGGAATTCAACATGACCCCGTAGTAGCTAAATGTTCCGGCGGCATTGATACCAAAGGAGTGGATGTAAAGATCGGGATCGCGCTGCGTAGAGGGCGAGTAAAGGCCGAGGGCGATGACGACGATTTTCGCTTTGTTTGGGATAGATACCGCGAAAGTGATTGTGCCAGCGCCTTGGTTCACCAGATAATCGATAGTCGGTTCTTGGAGTACGCCATTGATGGCAACGATCACATGATTGGGATCGCTCGACTTGAGACCGTTAATGAGAAATGTCTTTGTGACGCCATCCCCGGTGAGGCGTGTCTTTGTGTTGGAAATTAAGCTCGCTTGAGGCAGGACAAGATTGAGGGTCTGATTCGGAGCAGTGCCAGTGATGGAAGCTGAGGCAACGATTCCCGGCGCGACAGAACCAATGGAAAGGGTATTGGATACCCCAACTGGTCCTTGAGGGAGACCGAAGTTGAGGACAGCGGTGTCGGCTGCGCCCGTGTTCGTGACCGTAGGGGTTGACCCCGATGGGAGGTTCGTGACCGTTCCCACGGTGACCAATAGCGAGGGGTAGCTCACGCCACCGGCAGGACCACCACCAGAAGATTGCGCGGCATCGATGCCCTCGCCTCCGTTGCGGGAGGAGACAAGCTTGCTGCTCATCCAAGCGGGTTTGATGCGACCCTTACGTTCAGTGCTGTCCCGGCGCATGGCAGGGCTTTTGGCAAGGGAATCGCTGTCCTTGGCAAGCAGGAGCGCCTTGGCGGCATCGCCAGTGAGCGGAATGGCAAGCTTGGATGCGAGATTGGCCGTGAGCAGGTCAATGAACATCGAATCAAAGAGGGTGACATCGGTGACCTTGCGGACGTATTCCAACGTGATCGCCTTTCCGAGCCACACATCCCAGTCGCTCGTCCATCCTATGGTGAGGCCAGGTTGTTTTGTCGTGCTGGCAACAAGGCAGCGGTAGACGACTCCGTTGTTGGAAACGGCATTGCCGACCTCGTAGGAGCGGTCCACGACCCACGCAGGCGTGCCGGAATCCACATT